TGTGAATGAAATTTACGCAAACAACTCATCTGGCAAGCCAAAAGGTTACACAATCATTGGCGGGGAGATTAAATTTGCTCCCACACCAGACGCAAACTACACAGCAGAAATTGTTTACTCTGAAGGCGTACCCCCGCTTTCGGACAGCAATGGAATTAACACAATACTAACGCGCCATCCTGACGCATATTTGTATGGCGCTCTAGCAGCCGCTAGTGTATATTTGATGGATGACCAAAAAACAACTGTATATGAACAGTTATTTACACGGGCGTTAGATGAAATAAAACGAGAAGAAGAGCGCGGCAAACAGGCTGGCTCTGGCTTGTTTATGAAATCAAGTTACGGAGAATAAACTATGAGTGCAATGAGTGACTACCTAGAGAATAAATTTCTCGACCACTTTCTAGGCACAGCAAGCACTTCTGCTCCTGCTGCCGTTTACATTGGTTTGCACACGGCAGACCCAACCGATGCTGGAACTGGCGCAGAAGTAAGTGGTTTTGGCTACGCGCGTCAAGCTATGGCTTTTGATGCTTCTTCTGGTGGAACAGCTTCTAACAGTTCTGCTGTTGAGTTTCCTGCTGCAAACGGTGGCGACTGGGGGACCATTACCCACATTGGTATTTATGATGCCTCAACCTCTGGAAACCTTTTGTTTCATTCTGCTTTAACAGCAAGCAAAACCATTGCAGATGGTGATATTTTCAAAGTTGCGGCATCAGGCGTAGACATCACGGCGGCATAATTCGATGGCTGACATTGTAGGGCCATCATTAGACCAATTAAACGCTTACGGAACTACAGACCAGATGCGTCAGGAGCTTCTTGACTCAGCCTTTTGGACGACTATTGCTGTTAGAGAGGGAGCTTCTTTAGCTCTTTCTAGTGCGAGTGTTTCTTCAAGTGGGGTCAGGCTTCGATTTGGCGAATCGGCTCCGTTAGCCACAGTTTCTGTTTCATCATCTGGTATTCTTATTCGTGTTGGTAGTAGCTCTTCCAATACATTTGCCACAATAACATCTGAAGGCATCCGTATTCAGTTTGGCGCGTCTATGTTGGCTGGGCCAGCATCTATGGTCGCCAGCGGCATACGAGTCTTGGTTGCATCTGCAACGCCGCAAACATCAGCAATTATGGAAGCTGTTGCAAACGGAGAGTTTATTGGCGAATCATTGCTTTCAACTGTAGTGAATTTTACTGAAACTGATGTAGAGATTTTGGGGGAAAAATGGTCTATAGTTTCAGAGGATGGAGAGTCTTGGAGTGTTGCTGTTGAAAGTGATGACGTTTGGAATGTTGTCCCAGAGGGTTCAGAAGATTGGAATGAGCAATAATGATAAAGCTAGGTGAATTTTTACCAGACCAGCCAGACTATAAAAATGGTGGTGCTACGGTAGCTAACAATGTGATTCCAGCAACAAACGGCTATCGCAGTTTTAACAATGTTTTGCCGTTGTCTGGGGCGGCTGATGATTACATAAGGGGGATGTTTGCAGCAAAGGACGACTCTGGAGCAGCAGCTATTTATGTTGGTGATGAAACAAAGCTGTACAGGTTTGACGCAACAGATAGCAGTTTAGATAATATATCTAAGTCTGGTAATTATTCCTCTGGTGTAAACGACAAGTGGCGTTTTGTGAAGTTTGGCGAATCTGTAATCGCAACTAATTATGCCGACCCAATTCAAACGATTACTGCCGCAGGCGGTGGTTTGTTTTCAGATTTAAGTGCAGATGCACCTAAAGCAAAACATATTGCTGTTGTGCGCGACTTTGTGATGTGTGCAAATACCAATGATACGACAGATGGGCAGAAGCCATATCGCGCTCGCTGGTCTGCCTTGGGCGACCATACGGACTGGGCTATAAGCGCGACGACTCAAGCAGACTTTCAAGACATTCAGGACATGGGTGAAATCACTGGCTTGGTTGGTGGGGAATACGCAACTATTCTTATGGAGCGGGGAATTGTTCGCGCTCAGTATGTTGGCTCTCCGCTTATCTTCGAGTTTGACAAGGTGCAGCTTTCTCGTGGCTGTAAGATTTCAGGGAGCGTTGTTGCTCTTGGCAAAAATGTTTTCTATTTATCTGATGATGGTTTTTATGTTTTTGATGGACAGTCAAGCTCACCTATTGGGGCGGAAAAAGTAAACAATTACTTTTTGTCTCGCTTTCAATCTTCATTCGGCAATCGTATGAGCGCTGTTGTTGACCCATTGCGTCAAATAGTTATTTGGTCTTATGCTAGTGTGCAATCGGATGGTTCACCAGATGAATGTATTATTTACAATTATGCGACAAATAGCTGGAGTACAGCAAGCATTGGTGTCGACGCTATGTCACCTTTATTTTCTGCTGGTTATACTCTGGAGGGGCTTGCTTCTATCTCTAGTAGTGTTGATTCTTTGCCTAGTTCTTTGGACTCCCCTGTTTATAAAGGTGGCGAGTACTTCTTTGCTGGCGCAAAGGATAACAAGATTCAAACGTTTACTGGTGACACTTTACCAGCGACAGTAGAAACTGGAGAGTTTGATATTCAAGCTGGTTCATCTTCGTTGATTAACGGTATTATGCCGTATGTTGAAAATTCTTCAGGCTCGACCACCACAGTAACGGCGCAGGTGGCGTCAAGAAATTTACAAAGTCAGCCGTACAGCTTTAACCCAGCGACGACATTAAACAATGATAACTTTTGCACGGCTCGCTCATCGGGAAGATTCCATAGGGTTCGTTTGAATATCTCAGGCGACTTTTCTGCTGTAACTGGCATTGATGTTGATGCGCAGGCGAGAGGCCGTAGATAATGGCTAATCAATATCGCAATCTTCCAAAAGAGGGCGGTTCACCACGCCAAATATCTGAAGTCGTTAATAACGTCATGGAGGGGAAAATTAACTCCACTGGTGAGGTTACCCTCGCCACGGGCGGTGCTACAACAACAACTTTGATTGACCGACGTATTGGCCCAGATTCAATTATTTTATTTGAGCCTATTACATTGTCCGCTGCTGCGTCGAACAAATATCCGTACGGAGTTTTTGAGCAAGACGCTGACATAACCTTTGCGGCTAATACGCCAAAGGTTCTTACAATTACGCAGGAAGAGTATTCCTATGGTATGTCTTTATCTTCTAATCAAATAACGGTTGAATATGCTGGGTTATACAACATTCAAGCGTCAGCACTTTTTGTGAACCAAGACTCACAAATTAGAAATGGGTATATGTGGCTGCGTGTAAACGGCACAGACATTCCTCATAGTGCAACTAAATTTGCTGTTGTTGAGCATCATGGTAGCGTTGATGGATATATGCCTGTTACAGTGTACCACCCACTTGATTTGTCGGCTGGAGATTACGTTGAAGTTGTTGGGGCGGCAGAACACGCTGATGTCTATCTTGAGGCGTATGATGCGATTACCTCGCCGTTTTCAATGCCATCAATACCATCAGTCACCGTTGAAATAAGTATGATTGCACCGTCTCAGGGCAGCGGAACAGCCTTTGAAATGTATGTAACTAATAAAACAAAAGGGCAAGCAACAATCAATCACTTGCCAAATAGCACGGCAGATAAAACATTTGGTTACTTAATTATAGGTTAATTTAATGAGCGCAGAAATCAAAAGGGGAAATAGCTCTGATTGGGCTAATGTAAAACATCATCTTGAGGCCGCCCTAGAATACTCTGATGGTCTATCATCTATTGACGATGTGAGAGATATGTTGGCGGAAAATCGTGGAGATTTGTGGGTGGGAGAAAAAAGCGCCATTGTTACACAATCTTTAGAGGGTGGGGGCAAAAAAGTTATGTTGTACTACCTTGCTGGTGGAGACTTAAACGAGTTGAGAGAAATGACAAAAAGTATAGAGAGCTTGGCAAAGCAGATGGGCTGTAGTAAAGTGTTGATAAATGGACGCGCTGGCTGGGGCAAGGCTCTTGGTGGATATAAAGAGCGCACAAGAGTTTTTGAGAAGGAACTATAAAATGGGTGATTTTGTAAAATCAGCAGCAGGCGTAGTCGGCGGCGCCCTTGGTGGGCCACTCGGAGGCGCTTTGGCGTCGGGAGCGGCTAGTCTTTTAGGCGGAAGCAAAGCAACTCGCCAGCAAGTTGGCACAAGTCAAACTGAAGTTGGGTTGCCTGAGTATATTAAGCCATCATATGAGATGGGTGTTTCGGAAGCTCAAAGAATTTATGATGAGGGTGGCTTTGGTGCATATCAACAGATTAGTCCATTTGAATTATCACAAATTGAACGAGGGATGGCTTTGTCTGAAGCCCCATCCCCATTCTACAGTCCCGCAACAGAAGCAACGCAACAATTACTTTCTGGCGGTGCATCTTTCTTGTCTCCTGCTGTTCAAGCGTATCAAGAGCTTGGGGAACAGCCAAGTGCAGTGTCCCAGCTTTCTGGATTAACAGAAGGGTTATTAGCTCCTACTCGTGAAAAAATTATCTCACAGTTTCAGCGTGGCGGAAGAATGGGTAGCAACGCGTTTGGGGAGTCTCTTGCGAGAGGTGATGTAACTGCGTTGGCTCCGTTCTTGCAAGCGGCTCTTGCTGAAGATAATCGTCGCAAGCAAGCAGCAGCGGCTGGATTAGCTGATGTTGGTCGATTGAGTATTGGTGCGGCTGGAGCGGGCATTGAAGCTGCGCCAGTTATTGAAGCTCTCCCGTATTCTCAGATTGGGCGGGGCTTGGAGTTGGGTGGGGTATTGTCTGCTCAAGAACTTGCTGAGAGAAAAGCTGAAGCAGATGCTTTGTCTCAGTACGTAAACGTTATTAAAACCTTGACACAGGGAAGCTCGACTACTGTTCCGACTTACGGAGATGTAGGCGGCCCTTCAACTGGACAAAAGTTTTTGTCTAGTATAGCCAAGCCAGCCGCAGAGTTTGGCATTGGCGCTCTTGGTGGTTTTCTTTCGGGTGTTGGCTCGCCATCGTCAGTAAGCGCTCCAGTTTCGGGTGTAAGCACTCAAGACACAGGTTATAGAGTTCCAAGCATGGGTACATTTTTGGGTGATATAGGACTAGGAAATTAAATCATGGCGTTACTTGACATGAATACAATTAAAGATGTTCAAAATAAAATGCAGGGTCAAGGTGTTGAGCCGCAAACAACGGGTCTTTTGGGTCAGTCTTTGCAAGATGTTCTCAGCCAAGGTATTTTAGACTATACAGACGCACAGCGTTTATACGCTGCCCAGCAAGCAGCAACACCACAAGTGATGACTCTTGAGCAATCTGGTCGCACACCAACTCCTCAGTTTGGTGCAATTTTGCAAAACCTAGAGCAGCTTAAAGCTCAAGAAGCTGCTTCTTTGGGGGGTGCTGGTGGGCGCTCACTTAATGCAAAAATTTATCGAGATACGCAAACCAACCAAATGGTTAATGCTGTATATTCTCCCGCTCTGGGAAACTGGATTAACCCAGCGACCAAAGAAGAAATGTTGCCGCCTCGTTATGTTCCTACAACTGCTGGTATGGAGTCTATTGGCATTGCTACTGAAACACAGTTTGGCAAGCTAAAAAAAGAACTTGATGAAAATGAGATAACCTTAAAGAAATATGCTGATTACGCTAAAAACGTGGGTGGTTCAGGTGTTGGTCTTGAGCGCCTTGCCAACAGCATGACAACTCATCTAAAAACTCTTGTTTCAACTAATGCAAAAAAATATAAGTTAAGCGAGCAAGAGCTTGCTCAACGCCTTGCTCAAGGTCAGCTTCAAGGTCTTATTGGACGTAGCCGTTTGGAGATTGTTGGTGGCGGTGTAATGACTGAGCAGGATGCTCTGCGTATTATTCAGGCTCTTGGCGGAGACTTTAATCTGTTGCAAAATCCAGAAGTTGTTAAGCAGGTTATGGCTAAGATTTTTGATGACAAGTATCAAATTTATCAAGGAGACTTAGAGCGTTACAACAGAAATGTTTATGCTCGATATGGTCAGCTTGGATACAAACCACGCAATCCGATTGACATCCCAGACGTCTTTAGCCAAAAGGCTACCGCAGTTGGCGGTGGCTCATCAACCGGTGAAGCAGGCGGCGGTGTGAGAGTTATAACTCCAGAAATGATGGGTGGTAATTAACAATGGTAGAGTTTCAATTTCCAGATGGTAATACCTATCAGTTTCCTGAGGGCACAACTTCTGAGCAGGCAATAGATTATTATAAAAAAAACATAGCTATTGAAGAGTCCTCCAAGCTAGGAGATGTTGGTCGTGCTATTGGCCAAGGTGTTACTTTTGGTTTTGGGGATGAACTTGCGGCTGGTTATCAATCTGCATTTGGTGACACGACATATGAACAGGCTCTCCGACAGGAGCGTGGTAAACTAGAAAGATTTAGAGGGGAAAGCCCATACACAGCCTATGGATTAGAAATTTTATCTTCTATTCCGTCCACGCTTTTTGGGGTCGGTGCGCTTGGAAGGGCTGCTCAACTTGGCGGTAAAGCCATTCCAGCCGCCGCTAAGTTAGCTCCTGCCGCTGCTAAGTTGGCCCCTACTGCCACTCAGGTTGCTAGCAAGGTTGCTTCTACTGCTGGAGCGCCTACAGCTTCATTGCTTGGACAAACAGCATCGTCTGCTGCTCTGGGAGGGCTGTATGGCGCTGGTGCTGCTGATGATGATAAATTAGGGGGAGCGGCTACTGGCGCTGCTCTTGGTGGATTATTGGGCGGGGCAACAGGTGTTGTGCTGCCTAAAGCAACTGAGCAAGCTAAAAAACTTTTAGAAAAAGGTGTGCCGCTAACTGTTGGACAGGCTACTGGCGGTGTACTGGGTGCAGCCGAACGCGCAGCGAGTGCGCTTCCGCTTGTTGGTGATGTAATCAAAAAAGCGCAAGAGCGAGCCACACAAGGTTTTAACAGGGCTGTTATAGATTCTGCTCTTGAGCCAATAGGCGTAAATTTGCCAAAAGGTGTTGCTGGTCAAGAGGCTTACGATGTAGCAAGAACTGCTGTGTCTAAGGCTTATGATGACATTATACCAGACTTAAAAATAAAAGACGCTGAATCATTGAGAAGCTCTATGCAGGGTGCGGTAAGGGATGCGGCTGATGACTTTGGATTATGGTCTGGTGCAGGACTAGAAGAGCTTAATAACGCTGTAAAATTTGCTCAAGCGTCTATACCGAAGACTGGAAAGGTTGATGGTCAAGTAATTAAAAGAGTTGAATCACAGCTTGGAAATATGGCTCAAAGAGCTTTTTCAAGACAAGATTATGGCGTAATGGGCGCGATTAGAGAAGTTCAAAACAAATTTAGAAAAGAGCTTGCGAGGCAAGATAAAAGCGGAGCGGCTATTCTTCAAAAAGTAAACACGGCTCAAGCTAGGCTTTATCCCATTGAGAAAGCTGTAAACAAGGCTATTGCTTCTGGAGGTGACTTTACTCCTAAGCAACTTCTTGCTTCTATGCGGGCTGGCGCTCCAAAACAAACAGCAAGAGGTAGCGCATATGGTCAGGATTTTGCCAAAGCTGGTCAAGATGTAATGGGAAACATCTCAGGTGGTAGTGGTTTAACAACAACTCTAGTTGGTGCTGGCACTCTTGCTAAGGCATTTTCTGGTGACGTGCGTCCCGCTGGACTTTTGGCTAGTTTAGGGGCTATCGCTAATCCATTTTATTCTCGCGCTGGTGTTCCTCTTGTTCGCGGTGCTGTAACGGGAAGTGGCGGAGCTATCAGAGCAATTACCCCAGCCACAAGTGGATTATTGGGGGATGATATTATTCCACCCCTTGCAAATACTGTATCAGGTCTTTTAGGAAATTAAATCATGGCAAAAAATAGCATTAGAGATTACAGCGCAACAGTCGGTGAGAACACTGACATCCAAAGCGTAAACATAGACGAGGGCTGTAGTCCTGCTGGCATCAACAATGCCATTCGTGAGATGATGGTGGACTTGGCTAATGTCAACTCTGGTTCTGTTTCTCTTTTATCTCCATCTGTTGACGAAATTACTGTTACGGGAGACATAACAGTTAATGGAACTGTTGATGGTCGGGATGTTGCCACTGACGGAACAAAACTCGATGGTATTGAAGAGCTTGCGGATGTAACTGATGCAGAAAATGTAACCGCCGCAGGCGCCTTGATGACCAGCGACATTACAGACTTAGACGCTGTTAAGTCAATCAACCAAGATTTAACAACCACATCAGATGTTGTATTTAATACGCTAAACACTTTTTCACCTGCTGATTTTCTTCGTGTGGTGGCAAGCGATTTGTCTAACAATGGTTATGTTGAACTTGGCAATGGTTTAATTATTCAGTGGGGCAGGGAAACTCTTACATCTGGCGGTGGTCAAACTATTACTTGGCCTACACCGTTTAGCACCGCTCCATTTATTGCTTTTGGTGTTGAGGTTAGCGACCAAAATGCTTCATCTAATATATCTTTTGGAACACAAGGTGCGGCCAGCTGGACAAACATTGATACAGCATCAGGTGGGGTATACCACTGGATTGCAATAGGTGTATAAAGCTCTCTCTTCCAGTGAAATAAAGGTGTGGCATGACAAAATCAAATATAACTGAATACGATAAGCTCGCGGCAAATAATACTGATGTTCAGGATGTGCCTCTGGGTGAAAACCAGATGTATCCGTCTGATGTCAACAACGCCTTCCGTGAGATTATGGCTGACTTGGCTGCCGTCAATGATGGCACTGTGTCCCTGACCAGTCCTGCCTTTGCTGCTGCCAGCCTGACGGGCGACCTGTCATTTGGCGACGGCAACAAAGCCATCTTTGGTGCTGGGTCTGATTTGGCTATTTACCACGATGGTTCTAATTCTCATGTGCGCGACCAAGGCACTGGTAATTTACAAATTGAAGGTCAGGCCGATGTTAAAATTATGGACAATATTGGCGTTACTACAATGGCGGTGTTCAGAAAAAACGGGCCTGTTTTTCTTAACCACAACAATGTAACAAAGTTTGCTACCACCTCCACAGGCATTGACGTAACTGGCACGGTCACGGCTGATGCGCTGACTCTTGAAAATACTAATCCTAATTTAACTTTTAAAGAAAGCGACACTTCAGACTTAAATACCCAATTAAATAGTAATTTTGGCTCGTTCCGAATTGCCTCTATTAACAACGCTGGAAGCACATATAAACAACGCCTTAATGTAGACCACGCTACAGGCAACGTCTCCTTCTACGAGGACACAGGCACAACTGCCAAGCTAACGTGGGATGCTTCTGGGGAAAGTTTGAAATTTGCTGATAACGCCAAAGCTATCTTCGGTGCTGGCTCTGACTTGCAGATTTATCACGATGGTAATAATAAAATAGAAGCCACCTCAGGCTATTTAAGATTAGCATCAATAACAAGCTCCACATATGTTGATGGTAACAATGTTCACATTAGGTCAGGCGATGGCGGTGAAACATTAGCACGATTTAACGATGACAGTGATGTAAAACTTTACTACGACAATGCTATCAAGCTCGCCACCACCGCCACAGGCGTTGATGTAACTGGCACGGTAATAAGCACTGGAAGGTTTGAAACGTCAGACCAAACTGTTATTCGTTCTACAGCGGCTACAGGAAACAATTACCTTGATTTTAATACTGGTGGTGCCGCTGGAAACATTCACATTAGAAATGGCTCTAGTTTTACTTATCACATGACTATTAGTAACTCAGGGAATCTGGGTGTTGGGGTGTTTTCGCCTAGTGCCAAAATTGATGCACTTTCAGACACTGCGTTCTTGGGTAAGTTTACTGCTACGAATGGCTATATTGACCTTGTTGACCCTTCCGTTACTGGTCGTTTGCAAGTTAGCGGCAATGTTTTCTATATGGGAACAACGGCTTCTGGGGATGTGGTTGCCTTTAAGACTGGTGCTAATGCAGAACGTATGCGCATTGACGCTTCGGGCAATGTGGG